GCATCTAACTTAGAGTACGCACCTGTTAATGGTTGTTGTCCTATGAATGGCATATTATATTTTCCTAATCTCGTTCATACTATTTAGTCTGCGTCTGCGATTGTTATATCACTATCTGCGACTTGCTTTAAAATTTCTGCGTAGTGCCTATTACTCTCATCAAGAGGAACAAAAACTTTTTCACCTTGAAATGTTGCTTCTATGCCACTATTTTTATTAGTGTCTACGTCTTTTATGTATTTTGCGTTTTTAATTTCAATCTTTTGCATTTTTATATCTCCGCATCCACAATATATCCAGGCAACTGAACCATTCCCATTCTATTATCTGTAAGTCCACTTAAACTTGAAAATTGAACTTTTAAGTGTCCGCCTCCGTGAACAATTGATGCTGCACTTATACTAGTGCCATTGGTATAACTATCAGAATCAATCACATACCAAGTACCACTTACCACAGAAACAGTAGGTGTTGTTCTCATTGTGACAGGTATAGGTATATTAACACCTGCTAAATTGGTTGTTCCATTTCCCCTACCAAGAAGATAACCAGTGACCCCAGTTGTTTTGTAGTAATACCTTTGACAAAGCGTAAGCTCCTGTCCATATACTGGATGATTAAATTCTGTATCTTCTTCACCAATTTCTAATTGAGCACGTTCTACTTGGAAGTAGTTATTTGCATCTGTTCCAGATGTTCCAGTGTGATTAACATTTACACCAATGACTCTGATATTTTGAGCACACACAGTACTTGTAGTACAAGTAAATCTTTGCATACTTGTAGTAAGAGAACTGGTGATATCTTCTGTTACCAGAACTTGTCTTGTACCAGTATTAATAGTACCCTCTGCATCTGTTCTTGTTACAATCTGTAATGTCAAGTTACCAGTAAATGCAGAACCCTTTTTAACATCAATAGAGAATGTTAATTTCTTTCCTCTTGCTTTAGCAGCATCACTTGTTTCAAGAGTTTGTGCGATTGAACTAAAAGTATTTGATGTAGCATCATTGTGTGCAACTCTTAATGCAAATCTTCCACTATTGTGAGTTCCATTCTCTGCTTGTTGTTGAGTTAATGCGTGTTGATTTCCCCAGCCATACCATCTATCACAAGTGTATGTGTTGACTGTTCCAGATGTGCCTCTTTGCCAAACTTGGAAATCACCATTAATGAGCATATTTCTACGACCAAGGTTTGGTGTAACCTGTCCTTGAATTCCTTGTATTTTACTTAATGCCATTATAGTTTCCTTATTAAGACGGTTCGGCTGGTAAAGAATTCTTAATAGATTCTTCTGTTACAGCTGTTTTGTCATCATTTGACATATTATCATAAGTTGTTTCCCATGTAGCAGGGAAGTCACGAAGTTTTTGACGATACGTTGCCCATGTTGTCTTTACAGAATCAGATAATCCATTATCATCCATTCTTGTCCAATCAGAATCAACCAGAGACTTATTACGAACCGTTCTGCATAATACCATCATTGCAGTTTTCCAATCACCACTAGGAGTAGTAGTTGGATTTGTAATTTTTTCTGGTATTGCTTTATCGCCGTGTAATTGCATATTTTTATCCTTTATATGATAGTATATGAAGCTATGTGTCCAATTAATCTAACATAACCTTGTAAAGTAACATTACCAGTGTCCAATCTAAGTTTAAATGTTGATGTATTTCCACTCCAAGTTACATTTGAAAGTATGTTACCAGCATATGGGCCTTGACTGTCCATTTGGTCATGTCCAGTATATGTGTCACCACCATTAACAAACCCACGCTTAAGAGCACGAGCAGAAGAGTGACCAGACCAATCACTACCATAACATATTACTTCATAAAAATATCCAAGGTGCGTAGTAGGAGAGGTTACAGTAAAGATAGTGGTGTTACTAGTAGATGCACTAATCTCAAAAAAACCAGTAACTTCTCTTTGATTATTGCTTGAACTTTTTTTATGCTCTTTCTCCATTCCATATCTGTATAATTTATCATTAGTTTCATCAAGAACAACTCTGTCACCAGTGCCACCAACAGTAAAACGCATACCATCATCCGAACCAGCCATTGGACGTATAATACCAGCGTTAGTCTGTCCAGACCTACGGAATGAATAACCATCATTACCAGTTGCCTGTATCACTGAACCGTCAGATGAGATAGGCACGCCACCAGAACCAATACCGTATTGGTTGACATGAACTTTATCAGAACCACCTACTTTGATATCAACTTGGTTGTCTGTATCTGCTGTGATAGTTGTGTTTGCATCTGCATCTAAGATTAATTCTTCACCATTTAAATCATAAGAACCAGCTGGTAAACTACCAGTAAGTTTTGATGCTGCCATCCCAACAATTTTTGAATCTGTAATAGTTCCATCAGCAGGAACAACTGAGTTCTCTTCTACACCTTTGAATACGACATAGAAGTTTATTCCAGTTGCGGGCGCTTCAGACATTGTAAGAGTTGTACCATTAACGGTATAAGCTTCTGTAGGTTCTTGGCGAACATTACCTACGAATACTTCAATATCGTTTGGTGATGCAACTGCACTACTTAATGTGAATGCTGTTGTACTTCCGTTTGCAGTGAAGTCTTGTTTAGTTCTTGAAGAGAAACTAGCATTTGGTGTACTTCCAAGATATGGCATAGTTTACTCCCTTATGCTTTTTCCATAAAACCAAGAACAACGTCTATTGCTGAACCAGTTCCCGCTTTGACTTTGAGAATATCTGCTGCTTCAAGAATGTACTTCTGTCCAGCAAGTGTTTCCAATGTTGTGTTTGCTGGAATGGATACGTTCTCTAGTAACTGAAAGTCTGCTGATGCAGAACCATCTCTAAATTGAACTTGGACTGTAACTGCATTAGTTGTCTTGTTTGCAATTGCAAGTCCTAAAATAACTGTTTGTGTATTTGCTGGGGCAGTGTATAAAGTTTGATATGAACTATTACTTACATTTGCCAGTGCAGCGTTTTTAAAAGTGTTCGCCATGTTTTTTTCCTATTGTTTATCCTAATGCAATCGCTAGTGCTGTTGCGTCATCTTCTGCTTGGTCGAATACCCCTTGCTGAACTTTTGCAACAGTAATTGTACCATCTGCAACACTATTTAGTGTGTTTACCCCATTCAATTGCATGACTTGAATGTTTTTTGTTCCACTAGGTGGAGCAGAAGAAAATGTCAAAGTAGTACCAGAAACCGTGTATGCAAGTCCAGAACCATGTCTTTGATATACATTATCAACGAACACCATAAAGTTTTCTGCCGTATTAGAGGCAGGAGTTTCTGTTAGTGTAAATGCAGTTGTTGAACCATTACCGTTAAACTCATCAATATGAGTATTTGAATTCGTTGCGGCTGCAGTAAGTAATTGTCTACCCATGTAAACAATTGAACCTCTGTCACCATTGTCGGGTGCTTCAGAAAAGTTAATCTTTGATACACCACTTGTTGTAGAAACAGAATAAGAATACTCTGGCTCTTGAACAATACCACCCAATACCACCAATAACTGAGTTGGTGATGCAACTGTATGGTCAAGATTATACTGTGTGGTTGTACCATCACCAGTAATAACCTGTCTCTCAAATACACCGTAGGACGGTTCTGCTCCAATATATGCCATTAGTTTCTACCTTTAAATTTCTTAATCATATTTATACTACTTTACTGCATCCCAAGATTGGTCTTCTTCATTCCAGTTATAAATTTTACCATCAGATGGATATTCAACTGGGCATTCCCAAAGACAAGTTGTATCGTTTAATGTCCAACTAGGAAATGGTTGTTCTTCATAAAATGCGTCTTTTAATTTATTATATACCCCACCAAGATTTGCATAATTTTTTCTTAATGCCTTAGATTGGTCAGAACTTTCTGTTCCATCTTCTTTGTAATGTTTACCGCCTCTAGTATTATACGAAGTCTGAATCCATTTGCCTGGAGTTTCATCAACAAGATTATCAATAAAATCTTGTTCTGCAACAATAACATTTATTACTTTACCACTTAAAACTTTTGCGTAATGTGCCATACTATATCTCCTATACTGTATACCTTAGTATTACTATGCCAGAACCACCACTACCACCTAAACTGCCAGGGGAGTTGTGTGTATTACCACCGCCTCCGCTGCCTGTATTTACTGTTCCAGAATAACCAGCACCACCGCCTCTACCGTTACCACCGCCACCAGAACCGCCATTACCACCAGCACTATCGTTATTATAAGAAGCGCCACCGCCTCCACCAGCTCTAGTCACTGAAGAACCTGTAATAGAAGAAGCTGTTCCAGCACCACCATTACCACCAGCTGAACCACTACCATTACTACCAGCACCGCCAGCGCCACCGCCACCGCCACCACCGTAATCGGGAGCATTTTGACCTGTACCGTCACCACCATCATTACCTTGTCCACTAGTACCAGAACCGCCATTTGATACTGAACCACCGCCACCACCTGAGCCGCCAGGCCTTCCGACAAGTGAACCACCGTAGTTACCGCCGCCACCACCACCTACAGATGTAACTGTAGTAACACCTGCTGCGGCAATCGAACTAGAACCACCATCATTACCTTGTCCAGCATTATATGCTGTTCCTGCTCCACCAGCACCCACTGTAACTGTAATACTACCTGTTGGATTTAAACCTGTTGCAGTTCTGTAACCACCAGCACCACCGCCACCAGCGTGTCTGTTTCCACCACCACCACCACCTGCTATACAAAGATATTCTGTATTTGGTCTTGGATTTGTTAATGTTCCAGAAGAAGTAAATGTGTGAATTCTGTAACTACCAGAAGTAGTAGCTGTTCCACCAGATGGTGCAGCGACAACTGTTTTTGTTATTGCATTTCCAGATGGTGTTGCGTCTGAGTTTTTGATGCTAATTGAAATCGTATCACCAGCAGTTTGTCCATAAACTTGAGATGGAGTTGCAAGTGTGAATGCACCAGAAGAGACTGATACACCAGTAACAGTATGGAATGCTGAACCACCTTCTGAAAATATTACACTAACACTATCAGTATTGTTTGTTACAGCAAAGACTAAGTTTGATGCGTATGCATTATTGATGTCACCAGTTATAGAACTAATATTTGGAATTAGGTTTGTTGAAATCCAACTAGACCCATCATAGAATTCTAATGAACCAGTTGTTGTATTCATTCTAGATTCACCTGAGTCTGGACTGCCTGGGCGTTGTCCAGTTGTACCTTTTGGTAAAGTAAATCCACCAGTTGATGTATTAGGTTTGTCTGAAACTGCTGTAGGTGTTACTACAACATTGTCCAATGCTGATGCAATAATATCACCATCAGCTTCAAATAGTTCTGCTATAATTTTTGATTTACTTGACATTAGAGTTGATACCTCACCATTATTTCTGAAGCGTTTGCAGGAGCAAATGTAAACGTAACAACTCCTGTACTTGTATTGATTGCATAATCTGTTGTTGGTT